TAATAGAATCTAATAGAATCTAATAGAATCTAATAGAATCTAATATAAGAAAGGTTTAGATAAAGAGCATTTCTACAAGTGCTTTACAAGAGACCTTTATAAAGGGATTACCCAATAACCCTGTAAAGCGCCTGTAGATTCTCCTGAGGATGGGAGGGGATCGTATGATCCTATAACCCTCCTACTTTATAAGACACCAAGACACTCTACACAACCTTTGCATCTGACCTTTATAAAGACCCTCCTCAATAACCTGCAAATTACTGTAGATTCTCCCAAGCACAACTGACCTTTGATTGTGTGACATAAGCGTAAGCGCCTACAAGCCTTTCTAAGACTTCAAACGCCATTACCCTGAGCCAATGTACTACTCATACCATCAAAGCTCTCACAGAGCCTCACAAGAGCTTCTAGAGGCATTCATAAGCACCTGTACAGGGTTCTCCTCTTTACATCCTCCCAAGAACACCAAACATCCTTGACATCATCCTTCCCACGAACAATACTGGGTATCCACACCACCGAAAGAAGGGCACTAACAATGGGCTATGATTCAGATATTGATTACATCAACTCACACAAAGACACCATAATATTACGAGCGGAGGAAATCTGTGAAGACGGTGCAGAAAACTTCTTGACAGACGAACAATGGTCACGCATAATTGAAGCTCATCTCGGGGACGTTAAGGATTTTCTAGAGCAAGAGGGTCTAGTTTACAAACATATCGTTGAGATTTTAACAATGGAAGAGGAAGAGTAAGAATGGGTTTTGACATCGTAATTGTAGCGCTTATTATTCTTGGAGCGGCATTTATAACGTATCGGATATTTAAGGATTAATAGTATGGATGATGAAAAAGAAGATTACGAATGGCTGTACACGAAACATTGGCACGTACCTTTTTGAAACAGGAGAATCAAAAGATGAACTTTTATGATGAAATTTACAAGATTTATGAAGAGCCGGAGCCGGAGCCGGAGCCGATTAAAGATTTCGCATGGCGTTTCAATTTCGGGGAGGAAGGGACAAGCCTCCTCAAGGAATTTGAAGGATTTCGTTCAGAGGCGTATTATGATATCGCAGGCGTCCTTACCATTGGCTATGGAGAGACAGAGGGCGTCAAGGAGGGTGATACAACGTCCGAGAAGGCGGCCTCAGAGCATCTTCAGAAGAGGGTTGATGATGTATACGCGGAAGCCGTTAGAAGGTGTGTAACCGTCCCTATTGACCAATGCATGTTTGATGCCATGACATCCCTTTCATATAATATTGGAGCTTATGGATTCAAGAGAAGCTCCGTTGTACGGCGACTCAATACATGGGATTATGAAGGCGCTGCGGGTGCCTTCCTGATGTGGAACAAGGCGACAGTCGGGGGTAGAAAAATCGTTGTAAGGGGATTGACACGGCGTCGTGAAGCTGAGAGAATGCTGTTTATTAGGAATATGGTGTAATCACACAAAGGGTGGGTTGGAATGGATATTAGGAGAGCCTCTTTAATTATTCTCATGGTTTTGGCGGTGGCTGCGGGGTTTGCCATCGGCATTACATCGGATATTCCGAAAGATCGTATTGAAACAATCCAAAATGGGAAAGGGTGACACGATGCAGGAAGGAAGTTTTGTAGGGCATACCGCTTGCGTAGATTGCGACAGTTCAGACGGATTGGCGGTTTATCGAAAGGAGGATAGTGATGGGGTTATATTTGAGGATGGGTATTGCTTTGCTTGCGAAGGGTACTTCTCCCCAAAGAAGCTGGGGAGTGATTACGAATTCATTGACAACTCATCTACAGGGGTGAATGCAGACGTGGCAACAGTAGAGAGCATCAAAGAGTACGATACAAGGGGCGTCAAGGCGCGCCGCATCAAGAAGACCTTTTGTGAAATGTATGGCATGAAGGTTTCATACAATGAAGAAGACGGGAGTATTGACACATATTACAACCCCGTTCACAAAGAAGGGGAAATTACGGGATGGGAGGTTCGGGAGCTTCCGAAGACATTCCGAGCAATCGGCGATACGAAGAAGTGCGAACTATTTGGTCAGCATCTTTTCAGCGGGAGCGGGGAGTATGCGAACCGTATCAGTAATAAGTTCCTCATTATCTGTGAAGGTAGGCTTGATACCATCGCAATGCAGCAGGCAATGGTAGAGAATGGAAACGGAAACTTCATAAACGCTGTTGTAGGACTTCCAAACGGTGCCAATGCCAAGTCCGTCAAGGTGAATTACAAGTTTGTCAATGGATTCCAATCTGTCATCTTGGTGATGGATCAGGATGATCCCGGAAAGAAGGCAGCTTTTGATATTGCAAAGTCTCTTCCGATGGGCAAGGCCAAGATTGCCAGCTACTCTGAGAAAGACCCATGCGACATGCTTCGTAAGGGCAAGGGTTCAGAGCTTAGCAAGCTCATTTGGAAGGCTGAACCGTATTCTCCGTCTGGCATTATATCTGGAGAAGGTCTTTGGGAGCTTGTCAGCGAATCGGTTGAGGACAATTCAATTCCATACGCTTTCAAAGGTCTTAATGAGAAGCTTGACGGTATCCGAACGTCAGAATTGGTGACGATGGTAGCTGGAACGGGCGTAAGTAAAAGTACGTTTGCTCGGGCGTTTATGCACCATATTCTGAAGACGACAAATGAGAATGTGGCTGGCATGTTCCTTGAGGAGAGCGTTCGCAAGACAGGTCTTAGCTTGATGAGCATGGATGCTAACAAACTTCTTCATCTACCTGAACACGGGGCTTCACAGGATGAAATGAGGGAGTCTTTTGAGGGTACACTTGGAACAGGACGTGTATTCCTGTATGATAGCTTTGGAAGCAATGATATTGACACCATCTGCGAGAACATCACATACTTTGCAAGGGTTGCGGATTGCAAATACATCTTCTTAGACCACATTTCGATCCTTGTAAGTGGTGGTGTCCATGGTGATGAGCGTAGGGCGCTTGACGAGATCAGCACGAAGATCAGGACGCTCGTTCAGGAGCTTGATGTGTGCCTATTCATGGTGTGCCATCTGAAGCGTCCTGAAGGTCTTGGACATGAGCAGGGACGCGCTACAGAGCTTTCACAGCTGAGAGGTTCAGCGGGGATTGCGCAATTGTCAGATACCGTCATTGGGTTCGAGCGTAACAGCCAAGCGGACGATGATAAGGAGCGTAACACGTCTACTATCAGGGTTTTGAAGAATCGTCACTCTGGTAACACTGGCATAGCTGCAAAGGTTATCTATAATCCTGTTACAGGTGAGATGACAGAGATTGACAAAGGTGATGGAGGTGATGGTACGGACGGGGGTTTTGAAGATATCCCTTGGGATGGTTAATGTGAATAAACTACTTGCACGCTAGAAGATTTAGACGGTATGATTGCGTAGCAGCGCAGGCGTACACCTGATTCTGGCAAAGGGCAAAGAGGAAGTGGTATGGGAACGGTAATATTCGACATCGAAACAAACGGGCTTCTGGAACAGCTTACAAAGATTTATGTAATCGCTTGCAAAGATGCTGATGGTACGAATGAAAAGGTATTCACAACGGAGGACTGTGGAGATCGTATTCCTGACGGGAATCTCAAGGATGGTGTTAAACATCTTATGGGGTATGACAGGATAGTCGCGCATAACTTTATGGGCTTTGATACGCATGTATTGAACAGGTTCTTTCCCAATCTGTGGAATACAAAGACAGTTCCGTTTGACAAGCATTGGGATACTTTTGTACAATCGAAATGTCAGCACTTTGACAGGCCACGCATCAAGGGTCAGAAAGGTAATCATGGGCTAGCATATTACGGGGATCTTTTCAAGTTTCCGAAGCCGTCTATCGAGGACTGGACATACTGGGATGCAGCGAAGCTTAACCGCTGTCTCGTGGATATAGAGATTAATCGGAAGGCTTATATTTATCTTAATAATGAAGCCGAGAAAACGGGTCTTGATTTTACAGAGCAGATTCTTAGGACTCAAGAGGCGCAGTTTCATTATGCGCATCAGGAGATGACGGGATGGTATGGCGACAAGGAGCACATGCGGAAATGCGTTGTCGATCTTGATGGGATCATTGATGGACTTAGAAATGAGATTGAGCCCAACCTTCCAAAGCAGGTTAAGCCAAAAGCCGTTAAAGCTACTTGGGAGGATGTTCGAGATAAATGGGAAAAGTTTTATCGGAAGGTTCCAAAGCCCAAGATGGATATGAGGACAGGGAAGGTTATCAAGGAATCGTATATTCCGACAACGAAGGTGTTTCTAAAGAATGGGCTATACGATAAGCATACGGCGTCCCATTTTGGGATTAGTCAGGAACCCGATGAGTCAGATCGTTTGGTAAGGGGCGCTCATACACGGATCGAAATATTTGATTCCAAGATGAGTCAGCACGCTATTGTTAAAGATTATCTCCTTAGTGAAGGTTGGCAACCGACTCAATGGAATTACCAGAAGGATAGTGACGGCAAGCTTGAGCGTGATGATCGTGGGAATATGATTAAGAAGTCGGCTAAACTCACCGAGGACTCTTTTGGTAGCATCAAAGGGGGGTTAGGAAAAAAGATCGCAAACTATAACACGTACATCCATCGTCGCAGGACGTTTGAGAATGAGAAGGATGGTACGAAAGGGTGGTTGAATCAGATCAGGGAAGATGGGAGGATTTCAGCAGGCGCATTGTGCTGGCAAAGCAGCACTGGTAGATCGACGCAGACAAAAATCGTAAATTGCCCTAGTAATTCAGCGCTTTACGGATGGGAGATGCGGAAAACGTGGACGTGTGAAGACGATAAAATTTTGGTAT